CAAATAAGTGCCGGCTTCCAATGTGTGCCAGTCATCATCATGCTCATTCTGTGTTTCGGCTGCCTTGTCATAGACCGCATCCAGAATGTTGCCATCGCCTTCCTTGTTCTGAAAACCGATGCTGCCGACGTCGGCCAGTGTCCCTGCATCAACGATCAAATCGCCGACGAGGGCCGCTTCTCCGGCCATCAGACCGATAAACCATCCCGCCTTGGTATCCAAGATCTGACTGACCTTGACCCTGGCTTCCAATGCCCAGGCCGCCCCGCCCGAGGACGTGATCGGGCAGCTCGGGAACTGAACTTCAGCAGCTTCATCGTCCGCGTTGGTATAGAGCGTCAATTCTCCTTCCCCCGCGGCGCCGGGAACGCAGCGAACAACTCCCGTCGCGTCGGCGAATTGCTCGCTTGGCTCATTCTCACCGTGCGTGAAATCCCGCTCGAGCAGTGAGCCGGCAAACGGATTTCTACGCATCTCGACGAGATTGAAATTGCCCCATATCGCCTCCGTCGGCATAGCCGTAGCAGCCCTGGCGCGAGCAGAATCAACGGCTGCTTCGGTTCCTACATGTTTAGGCATGACTTCGATAATGTCTCCATCAGCATCTGCTGCGGTAATCGCCGTGCCAATCTGCTCGCCATTTTGTGTTGTTGAAATTTTGCCGTCAGCTGCCGCATAAAAAACGGCCCCGGCAGTAATGACTCCTGCAGCCATCATTTCCATCGTACCGCCGGCATTATCCAGACGGATAGTAACGTCCTCCTCGTTCAAGACTGCAAATTCGGTCACTCCGATACCGGTCTCGCCGGCGTCGGCATAGATCACAGTTGATGCGGATATTTTGACCCTTCGCTTTTCGGCCAGCGCCTCGCCGGCGATGAATGTTTTAAATGGACTTTCAATCATTGTATTGCCCTTTCAATTACTGCCCATCAACCGGATTGACATCGGCCGGCGGGCTTGTTTTTGTTTTCTTATTTTTCTTAGACCTCTTTTTTTTCTCTGGCACAAATTTTTCATTGCAGTGACAGCATCGCTTGGTTTTGCCGGCCATAATAACTTTTTTACGACCGCAACTTGGACACTCGAATCGAGGCATCTAATCCACCTTTGTATTTCTCAGTTTCTCGTGCAGTTTCGGATAAAGCTCGGCACAGGCTTTGACAGCATCGGCCTTCGAACATTTATGCTTGGCGGCATAGGCATCAACGGCCGCCATGAACGTAGCCGGTTTCTCGCCTTCCTCCGCTCCCGGCTCACCGGCCTCATCTGAAAACTCAGTCACGACAGGATCTACCAGCTTTCTTTTCTTCTGAAGCTCCGTGACCGTTGCAGTGAGCTGAGTATTCTCCTTCCCGAGCTTATCAGCGTAAAGCTGCATGGCCTCGGCGGCCGTTTTGCCTTCGCTGAAGCACTGGCTCAGCAGCTCATGGTCATCACCACAGGCCTCCTTTAGTGATGCGAACAAGTCACGTTCGGTCTTCTGACCTTCGGCAACTCCTTCGGATTTGCCGGCAGCAAATATTTCCGCGTGCAGGTCCGGGTATTGCGCGGCAAAACTTTCCGCACTTTCGATTTCAATTACTGTTTGTGTTTCTTCGCCAGCCATAATAGTAGTCTCCTGAAATAAATTGAATTTGACTTTTTGACTATCAGCAAACGCTGATGATTTTGTATTGCTATCGGCACCGAACACACACATGCTCACTTCCTTGATGACCGATTTGCGGAATACCGTTCCCGGGCCTTTCAGGATTTTCCCATTCACCTTGACATTCGTGCCTTCCTTGACTTGTTCAATTACAGAAGGCGGGCAAAACATGCTCGCTTCCATCGGAAAACCTTTTTTAATATCGTTCTTCATGGCCTGGGCATTATCATTTTCCAGGAATTCGCCCTCGACAGTGACATTGTCGGATATCTCCTGTTTGGTTGTAAAGCCGAGCCGGCTGGAGATAAAATGCGACTCGAGCACAGCTATCCGTTTTTTGTAGAACTTGACTCCCTGCAAATCAATTGCCAGGTTGCCCCAGTACCAGTGTCCCTTTATAATTCCACCTGAATAACCGATTATCCGGAACTTGTTGTTTTCCTGTCCGGAATCATCTTTTGCAAAGGTCACTCCCGTACTATCGTTAAAGACACACGCTTTTAAGGGCGCCGTATTCGGAATATCCTGCTCAGTTATTGGTAGTCCCTCTGCCATCGATTGTTTCTCCTGTTCGTTTGGATACGGCATAATTTCACCTTTCAAGCCACTGGTTTTTCCGTTTTCGGTGGAACCAGGACCACGCCTTTCTCTTCAAGATATTTGTCTTCTTCAGCCCTCTGATCCGTAAGGTCCTTAAAATCACGTCCCTGCCTGGCAGCAATTATCGAGCGCGTAGTTGTGCCGTTCTTCAGCTGCTGCTCATCGGCCTTGGATTCCTTCCATGGGTCCACATAGGGCCACCGCTTGCATAAGATTTCAAACCGGCCCGAGTCTTTGCGTTCCTTCAAGGCTTTCTTTCCGATCCACTGCTGAAGTTTCAGCAAATACAGCCGTCTCACAAAGGGCTTAATGACCAGCTCCTGTTCATCAAGCCATTCTTGCTGGGCCTCTTGATAGGCAATCCGGGAATTCATAAAAGTCGCACCGGAATAGTCCCCCGTCACCAGCATAAGCGGCAGGTTTATAGTCTGGCCGATGAGCTTCATGATATTCGTAATAAACGATTCAAAAGCCGATACCGGCCGGGACGCTCCTATTGCCTCAATTTTCTCTCCCAGCCCGGCATACATCATAGTGCCAGGTTCTATCTTCTCGAGCGGCTGTTCATTCTCATCTCGGCCGGATGGTCTTACTCCCCCGGTATAAGGCGCCGGCTTACCGCTCGGGTCCTTCATCGTAATCATCATCGGAAAACAGGCATTGATCTTCGCGGCTATGAGCTCGGCATCGATGTAGTCTTTAAGTTTATCTATATAATCAACCGCACTAACCAGAATCGGCTCACCTCGTGAGCAGCTGAATCGTTCCGGATTAAAGACATGATTGACATCGTCGGCTTTAAGATACTCTCGATTTTTACTTTCGATATAGCCCCACCTGTTCGGCTTGCCGATATAATAGCCATCGACCTTCATGGTCTTTTTTATTCTGACTACACCGTTTGTCACATCGAAACGTTTATCTTTCTTTCTGTCATATGGCGTTCCTACCTGTTCTCCTTCGACCGCCTGAATCCCCTCATTGGTAAATACCACAAACATATCACCGTCTCTTAAGTATGTATAATACATTAGCTTAAGGAACGCGTGAAAATTGAACTGGCAAGTCACATCACAGGGCACGTTGACCATCTCTTCCTTCCAGAGCTCCTCGGCCGCCTTGTTCCAACCCTTATCGTCGGTCCTGGCCTGGATCTTCGTGGCTGTCCCGACTATATTCGTTGCCATCTTGCGATATATCCCTTTGGCCAGCGGATTATTACGGCCCAGATCACGGCAGATCTCCCGTAATTTGTACAGGTTTGCATCGGTCAAATGCTGATCACCAGTCCCTCCTCCGAGGGTGCGTTTCTTCCGTGTCCGATGTTTGTCCAGGATCTCATAGCCGAACCGGTAGGATCTGCGCATCATGGCCGCACGCGGTGATAATACACCCACGACATCATCCAGTGCTATCGAAGCACGGCGTAAAAACGGATCTGATTTTCTGCTATTTTTTCTCATCAGGTTTTAACTCTCATATACCGTTCGTCTGCCTTTTTCCGTCCAGCCTTTTTCGATAAGCAGATCTTTTCTTTCGGCGTAAAGATCTCGTAAAGTTGGCCGAGTCAAAGATTCACCCTCACTCGTCACGCCCTGGGCGCCGCTCTCAACCGCATCTATTGCCGCCTGATTGCTTGCAATTCGTTCTGCTAACGTAGCCATAAAAATCAAACTACAAAATATGCCCGGGAGAAAAAAGGGGGTACATTCCAACTATTGGAACGTAGTTGAAAATTTTTTTAGGCCGATATCTCGCTTAACGGCTCAAAAACGGTGTTTCCTGGATTACGGCTGAGAATTTTCCTCGATACTCTTGAATGTATGACCACAATCAGCGCATTTATGATGCCTTATTATATTACCATTAACCTCCGGATTTGTATGTTGTACAGGGACCTGAAAACTTTTGCATTTCGGGCACCGGAGCCTTGTATAGCGAACCACTTCATCCTTCGGCTCAGGTAATTTCTTTCTTTTTCGCCTTCTCAGTATATCGAGATCCGGCAGATCATCCAAAAATCCGTTCGACATTTCTCACATCCTTGTTTTATTTTATTCCATAGCGTGACTTCCTGTCCCAGCTCAAGCCCCGGGCCTCGGACATGAAGCCGGCCCAGATTCCAAAAGCGCGGACCGCGCTCACCTGTGGAGCTGGTCTGTCCTCGATCCAAACGATATATCTCCAATACAAAAATTCAAGAACGTGACACCGGGTG